CTAGCCCTGTCGCGCAAGCCTGTAAAGGCTGATGTTCCGGTCGAAATGATCCGCGCACAACAAAGTGCCGCGGCTGCGTTTTCGCTGGCCTGTAGCGCTTCAGGCCTGGAAGACAAAGAGATTTATTTGAGCATTGGAATCGACGCCGGGTATTTCAGCAACATTAAAAAAGGCAAGGCAACGCTTCAGGCGGATTTGCTTCGCGCTTTCTGTGATCGAGTTGCTAATACGGTTTACGCGGAATGGATGGCGTACCAGTTGGGCTGCACTTTAGTTGTTATCAAATCTGAATCAGAACGCCGCGCTGAAGAAGCTGAAAAACGGGCGGTCGAAGCTGAGGCCCGCGCAAACATGCTTATGGATATTTTGCAAGGGAAGGCGGCCTGATGGAACTGTTGCTAGTCAAAACCCCGCAAGGCGCATTTATCCCTTTTGATGATGACCAGGTCGAGGCGTGCAAGCGCTTTAAGGTCGGCGCCACCGTTAAAGCAAACGTCTCGGCAATGCGCAACTACAGATTCCATCGGAAGTTCTTCGCAATGCTGGATGTCGGTTTTGACGCCTGGGAGCCACCCGAGGCTGAGCACCGAGGCCTGCCGGTTCAGAAAAACAAAGACCGGTTTCGCAAAGACTGCATTATTGCTGCCGGCTTTTACGAACCCGTAGCCAATATCAATGGTGACGTACGCGCCGAGGCCAAAAGCATCAGCTTTGCCAGCATGGACGACGCAGAGTTTGAGCGCGTCTATTCGGCTGTAGCTAATGTCATCCTGCAGCGTGTCCTGCGTAATTACACACGCGCCGATCTGGATAGCGTCGTGGACAAGATGGTGGGGTTCTTATGAAAGGACGCCCCCCCGCCGCCACAGAAAAGCGCTTTCACGATCTTTTGTGCAGCGAAATCGGCTGTATCGCCTGCGCAAAGGAAGGCATCTACAGCACCTACGTAAGCGTTCACCACATCGACGGGCGTACTAAACCGGCTGCTCATTGGTTGGTATTGCCTTTATGCGGCCCACATCATCAAGACACCGGCATTCCGGGCGTGGTTGCTGTTCATCCTTATAAGGCACGCTTTGAAGCCAAATACGGAAAGCAAGAGGATTTGCTGCGTGGATGCATACAAATACTACTTGATCGCGGTTGCGATGTGCCTGAAGGCGCTTTGCTGGCTGCGGGAATGGAAAGGGTTTCTATATGAGTTGGGAAGCTGTCGCCTGGGCAATGAAACAACCCGTTGGGCACTCGTCGGCTAAGTTTGTTTTGGTCGCTATTGCTGAGCGTGCCGGGAAAGAAAACATTGCTTGGCCGTCAGTAACAGCGCTTGTTGAGGCGACATGCCAGAACAGAAAAACCGTGTTAGCCAACATTCAACGACTCGTTGAAATGGGATACATCATTGACACAGGGGAGCGCACCGGGGCAACGAAATCAGTTGTTGTGTATCAACTAAACGAGCCTGAAAGCAGTCCCAAAAATAACCCTGCTAAGCAGACCCAAAATCTACCAAAAGCAGTTCCAAAAAGCACACCGCTAAGCGGTACCGATATTGGTACAGCTTGCGACGATGAAGCAGTCCCAAAAAGTACCGGAAGCAGTCCCAAAAAGTCATTGAAGCAGTCCCAAAAAGTACCGGAAGCAGTCCCAAAATCCTCTACTGAACCTACCAGAACCGACCATATAGGAACCGATCAGAACCGACCAATATGCGCGAAGCTTTCGCCTCCGGATTGGTTGCCTACTGAGTCATGGGAAATGTGGGATCGGTTCAGAAAAAAGAAAAGCGCTAAAGCCTGGACTGAAGACGCCAAGCAATTGGGGTTGAGAAAACTGGCTCAACTTCGCGATGAAGGCCACGACCCAACCGAGGTCATTGAGCAAAGCATCGAGAGAGGTTGGACAGGCCTTTTCCCGGTGAAAACCAACAAACCATTCGGACGGCCTGCGCCGCAAACGGAAAACTTCAAGGAGAAAACCTATGTCGGAACCGATGAATCCGCTATCACCTGGGCTTGAGTCCGAGCAGCGCACATGCGACAAGCACGGTGAATACACGGCAAAACTGCTTTGCGGTCGAATCATGTCGCGCTGCCCGACTTGCGAAGACGAGCGGGTGAAAGAGCAAATTGCAGAAGCCCAGCGCCAGGCGGAAGAGAACCGGGTTTCGGCAATTGGATCCATCCTTCGGCGTTCTGGTATCCCGCCCCGGTTTCAGTCCAGAGATTTTGACGGCTACCGGCCGGCAGACGAAAAGCAGGCCAGGGTGTTGCGCATTTGTCGGGCTTACGCAGAAAAGTTCGATGATCGGCTTGCTAACGGTGGCGGCTTGGTCCTGTGCGGACTTCCGGGTACCGGAAAAACGCACTTGGCTTGCGCCATTGCAAACCACATCGCGCACAAAGGCAGAACGTCCTTGTTTGTCTCCGTTATGCAAGCTGTTCGGCGGGTCAAGGAGACGTACAGCCGTGACCGCGAAGAAACCGAAGCGGATGCCATTGCCTCCTTTTTCAAACCTGACTTGCTGATTCTTGACGAAGTTGGCGTCCAGTTCGGCAGCGAAACCGAAAAGCTGATTATTTTTGAAATCATCAACGGACGGTACGAGCAGATGTTGCCGACGATTTTGATCAGCAACCTGACGGCTCAAGAGTTGGGCGCATTTATCGGTGAACGTGCTCTGGATCGAATGAAAGAGGGTGGCGGCGCCGTGCTGGCTTTCGATTGGGATTCAAAGCGGGCTGATGCCAAGGTGGACCCGGTGGACGTTGGTGAGGTGAGCTGGGAAGGCTTGAAGAATCGGTTTATGAACGAATCGATGTTCGGAAAGTAGCCATGACGCCAAACCAAACAAAACTGTTTTGCACGCACGCGCCTTACTACCAAAAGGGCTGCATTGTCTGCTCAGCCCGTTACGTAAAGATGCTCAGGCCCAGCCGGGAAAAGCAGGACGCGTACCTTGCCGGCCTTCCCGTGCGCGAGGCAGAGCAGGTTAAAGAAATGCCGGTTCAGGAGCGTGCACAGTGAACAAAATAACAATCCAGATTTCTTTTCCTGACTCAAAGCTGATGCCAAACCGAAAGAACGGCCGGCACTGGGGGAGTTCACAAGAAGCCAAGATCAGAGCCAAGCAAGAGGGATTCTACGCGGCCAAATCAGCATTCGGCCTAAACCAGTTCGAGCCAGCAGCGCGTGTACCGGTAAGCATTCGATTTTACGCACCTGACAATCGAAACAGGGATTTGGATAACTTGTTGGCTGCCTGCAAACCGGCCATTGATGGCATTGCTCACGCCCTAGGGGTAGACGACAAGCATTTCAGGCCGATCACGGTAGATGACGGGTATGACAAATTCAAACGCGGTTTTGTGATTGTGGAGATTGGCTGATGAACAAATACCCAAGAAACCGAGAATACAAGCCCGCAAAGCACCCCAGGCGCGAGGAAATAGACAAGGCGCAGCCACGGCTAAACAAAGGAATAAAAGGCGTAGGCGTCGGCCAGGAAATGCCGAAAAGGAAGGTGCGGTCGTGAGCGCTGAAATTCCGCGTTGGATGTTCGGCGACCCGGCCAGGGCGGTGGAGATTTTAGAAGCGAAGGAAATTAAACGTGAGGAAGACATGGGCAGAAATTTAACGTCAGTTTCCGGGCAAATTCAAAACGACCTTTACCAGTGGGGGGACTGGGCCAGGCGCCCTCAGTTTTGGGAGAACTTAGGCGTTACGCCTTTTTGCCGGCTCATAGGGCTATACACCTCAATGCAAAAAGACATTAAACTCGACCCGCAAAGCATGGCGATACACAAAGCCGTCATGTCGCTGGATCAGAAATATCAAATCGTCCTTTACGCTTACTACGTGGCCAACGTTCACCACGAGGATATGCCGGCCATATTCAATGGCAGAGGGGTTAGTAGAGCGACATTCTATCGGCGCCTTGATGCGGCTTCAGTGATGGCGCACAACAAAGCAAAAAGATGGCTGGAAATGCAAAAAAAGTATTGTGAGACTATTTAGGCCGTGATATGATGGTTTTCAGATAGATTCAGGTTTCTGCGTCTAGTCGAAACAAAGCCCCAAAATCCACGCGATTCGGGGCTTTTTTCTTGTCTCCTCCAGCTTGTTCGCAAGCACCTACGCCCCAGGTTGAGTTAATCGCTCCCTGGGGCATTTTTATTTGGTTCGCTTATGTTCGATAAGTCCAAGGCAGCGCAATATTTTGTTGTGGCTTGGGTTAAAGATTGGTCACTCCGCACGTTTCTGACCGCCGTTTCGGACGGCGAAAACATAAAGTGGTCGGATGCGCACAAGCATTATCCGTGGTTGCCTCATGATGAAGGCCCGTTTATTCGAGACACAACCGTAAAGCGTTGGACAGCAGAAGCCATGAAATCTATCAATGATCGATTTTGGGACGCAGTAGACAACAGTGCGCGACTTGGGCTTGCCGATCGTGTCGCCAAATGGAATTCGGCGGGTGCAAAAATGAAGGTCAACCCGGTGCGCTCAAAAACTAAGAGAGAGCAGATTAATTTAATGCGGATAAATGCCGCTGATTCGATGAGCAAACAACAAATGCGCAGAGGTAGCGGGCATGATTGGACTGTCTGCAAATAGCTGAAAGAAAAGTAAATTTTTAAACAATATCATTTTTATTGACGAGGCTTTTTATGGGCAACCCCAGAGAGGCCGCGAAAAAAACCGGTCGTCCAAGCAAATACAAAAGTGAGTTTGCAAAGCAGGCAGCAAAGCTTTGTGCTCTTGGCGCTACTGATGCTCAGTTGGCTGATTTTTTCGAGGTTTCGGTATCAACTATCAACCTTTGGAAAATTCAGCACCCTGCGTTTTCGGAGTCCATAAAGGTCCCGAAGGCCGAAGCGGACGCCAGAGTAGAGCAAAGTCTCTACCTTCGCGCGATGGGTTATGAGCACGATGATGTGGATATTCGTGTCGTTAACAACCAAATCATCAAGACTGATCTTCGCAAACATTACCCGCCAGATACAACCGCGGCTATTTTCTGGTTGAAGAATCGCAACCCTGAAAAGTGGCGCGACAAGCAGGACTTTGAACATACCGGCGATTTAACTGTGCAGGTGGTTCGCTTTGGCGATAGTCAGACTACCGAATAACTGGGTTCCGAGACCGTATCAGCTACCGGCCTGGAAATACTTAGAGAACGGGGGGAACTTAGCCGAGCTGGTTTGGCATCGTCGAAGCGGCAAGGATGAAGTGGCGCTGCATAGAACGGCTTGCGCGGCCTTTGAGAGGGTAGCCAACTATTGGCACATGCTGCCTGAGGCGGCCCAGGCTCGCAAAGCCATTTGGAAGGCCATTAACCCTCATACCGGCATACGCAGGATTGACGAAGCGTTCCCAAGAGAATTGAGGTCATCCACCAACGACACTGAAATGCTGATCACGTTTAAGAACGGATCAAGCTGGCAGGTTGTGGGGTCGGACAACTTTAATTCTCTGGTGGGGTCGGCGCCGGCTGGAATTGTTTACTCGGAATGGGCGCTAGCAAACCCAAACGCTCGGGCATATTTAAGGCCGATCATTCTTGAGAACAAGGGTTGGCAGATATTCATTACAACCCCGCGCGGCAGAAATCACGCGCACAAGACGTTACTTGCGGCAGAGAAAGACCCCAACGCCTTTTCTCAGATATTGAGCGCTGAGGATTCGGGAATTTTTAGCGTTGCGCAGCTTGAGGCCGAATTAAAAGCCTATATCGAGGAATTTGGCGAGGAATATGGCAGCGCCAAGTTTGAGCAAGAGTATTTGTGCTCATTTGACGCCGCGAACCTTGGCGCGATTCTCGCCCGGTCTGTTGGCATCGCTGAAAAAGAAGGTCGAATCGGCCCCCACGTTGAATACGACGAAGACGGGCCAGGCATTGAGATCAGCGCCGACATTGGAAGGCGTGACACCGCTACGTGGTGGTTCTGGCAGCCCAGAATAGGCGGTTACGCCATAGTCGATTATGACGGTGGCTTCGGTCTTGATGCTGAGGAATGGGCAGATCGGATTGCCGAAAAGATTGGGAATAAGAAGCTTGCCTGCATTTGGTTGCCACATGACGCCAGAGCAAAAACATTTGCGGCCAAGCATTCTGCGGTTGAAATCTTTGTTAAGAAATTTGGTGTCGACAAAGTAAAGATCACGCCAGACTCAAAAATACCTGACCGTGTGAACGCGGCAAGGAAGATCATCAAGCGCGTTGAATTCAGCGACAAGGTTGAGCAGGGCCTGGATGGTTTAAGGGCGTGGTCATACGAATACAACGAGGAAAACAAGGCATTTTCCCAAACACCTAAACATGACTGGGCCAGTCACGATGGCGATGGCTTTTCGTACGGCTGTTTGATTATGCAAATGACCAAGCCGCCGATCAAGGAAAGCGAAATCGTCTACCCCGTCCAGTCCAAAAAGGGCCGAATCGTGACCGCTCCGATTGAAACGCTCTGGAACGACGCCCCAACAGCACAAAGGTATTAAATGCAAGAGGAAACCAAAAGCGCTCAAAAGTGGCTTGACTGCTTAAAAACAGTCGAGAACGATAGCGCCGAAAGCTCGTGGGTGCGCCGCTCAAAGCGTATCGTTAAACGATATCGTGACGAGCGTGAGAGTGCCTTTGAGGGTGCGCGGTTCAATATCCTTTGGAGTAATACAGAAACCATTTCCCCGGCGATTTATTCAAGGCCCCCCAAAGCTGAAGTATCGCGCCGAAATAAGGATAAAAACCCGATATCCCGCACGGCCGCATCAATTCTTGAGCGCTCACTTCAATACGAGATCGAGCATTACCCCGATTTTGACGAGGGCATGAAGGCTGCGGTTCAGGATCGGCTTTTGTGTGGTCGCGGTGTCGTTTGGATTCGCTACGAACGATATGACGTTGACCGACCAGAAGAACCCAACGAAGGGGTAGAAATCCAGCCCACCAACGATGTTTTGGAACGTGCTTGCGTCGATTATGTGTACTGGGAGGATTTCCGCACCGGTCACGCCAAAAAATGGGCTGATGTGCCATGGGTTGCCCGGCGTGAGTACATGACCAAGAAGGCGGGCATCAAGCGATTCGGGGAAAAGTTTAAAGAAGTTCCGTTACACAATGAGCCCATCGGCATTGATGACACGATGCGCGAGGCCGGCAGCCTTGACGACCTGAAAAAGGCCGCTGTTTGGGAAATTTGGGACAAGGAAGAGAAACAGGTTTACTGGGTTGCTGAAGGTTATCCAGATGTCCTCGATGACAAACCAGACCCTTATGGTCTTGATGGGTTTTTCCCGTGTCCTAAGCCGTTGTACGCAACGCAAACAAATGACCGTTTGACGCCAGTGCCTGACTTTTCGTTGTATCAGGATCAGGCCGACGAAATTGACATACTCACAAGCAGAATTAAGGGTTTGTCCGATGCCCTAAAACTCAATGGGGCGTATGACGGCGCGAATTCTGAATTGTCACGCATTCTTTCGGCTGCGCCAAATACCTTGATCCCGGTTGAAAATTGGGCTGGGTTGAGTGAAAAGGGTGGATTAGCAGGGGTAATGCAGTGGGTGCCGCTGAAAGACGTGGTGGCTGCGCTTCAGGCCGCTTATCTGGCGCGCGAAGAGGCCAAGCAGGTTGTGTACGAAATCACAGGCATTTCCGACATTATCCGTGGGGCGACCCAGGCCAGCGAGACGGCCACTGCGCAGAACATCAAGCGTCAATTCGGCAGCCTGAGACTGACCAACCGCCAGCGCGACGTGGCCATGTTCGCGACTGAGATTCTGCGGATGAAAGCGCAGTTGATGATGGACATTTATCGGCCTCAGACGCTGATCGCCATGTCCGGCATTAACGAGACGCAGGATGCGCAGTACGTTGACCAAGCATTAATGATGATGCAGGACGAACCGCTGCGGTCGTATCAAATCGAAATTGCCGCTGATTCGCTTGTAGCGATGGATGAAGAGCAAGAGAAAACCCAGCGCATGGAGTTTTTGACGGCCATTGGTGGCTATATCCGCGAAGCGGTCCAGGCAACGCAGACCGTACCGGAGCTTGCGCCGCTGGCAATGGAATTGATGATGTTTGCTGTTCGTGCCTTCCCCGCTGCTAAACCGGTTGAAGGGGCTTTTGAGCAGTTCCAAGAGTCCATACAGAACCGGCCACCAGTTGACCCAAATCAAGGCCAACAAGCGGAAACGGCGAAGATTCAAGCCAATATTCAGATCGAGGAGATGAAGTTGCAGTTCCAGGCCCAGGCCAAGCAAGCGGAATTGCAGGCCGAAGCGCAGGCGAATCAAATTCGCGCCCAAGCGGATATCCAGGTTCAGCAGTCCAAGATGCAGATGCAGGCGCAATTAGAGCAACAGCGTTCAGCAATGCAGGCTGAGATTGACAGATACAGAGCCGAGGTTGACGCACAAAGCAAAGCGCAGATTGCAACGATGAACCAAGATTTTCAAAGATGGAAGACGGAGATACAGGAGGCCACAAAGATTCAGATTGCCAACATCACCAGCAAAGCCAAGGTAGATAACGAGGCAACTTCGGCCGCAACGAGTGAGATTGCACGGGAGATTAAGCAGTGACAAAAAGAAGCTGGGTGCAAGACCCTGAGACGCTCGAACTGATACCAAAAGACGAATACACACCACGAGGCCCTACGGGGCCTTTTATTTTGGGCGATATCCAGCCCTACAAATCGATGGTGACAGGCGAAATGATTCAGGGGCGCAGGCAGCACCGTGAGCATTTAAGGCAACACGGCTGCATCGAAGTGGGTAACGAGAAATTGCCCATGACGCGCCCACAACCGAAGTCTGACGACATTAAGCGTGACTTATATCAAGTCATGAATTCCAAAGGCTACTAACCACAAGGACTTTCTGATGGAAAACCCGGAAGAAAAAAGCATTGCTGACATTTTGAACGAATCGTACGACAAGGCAGAGGCAGGCGAAACAGCCCCTGATCCTGAAAAGCTGGAGTTCGAGGAAGGGCAAGACCCTTTGGCGCAAGAGCCTGAAAACATTGTTGCTGAGCCTGAGCCGGAACCAGACCCGCCAACGGAGCCAGAAAAAGAGCCCGAGGGCGACAAGCCGGCAGAGCAGGAACCAGAACCCGAGCCTGACCCAGACGATGCCCCCCCTTCAAGCTGGAAGCGCGAGATCGCTGAAAAATGGAACGATTTGCCTAAAGAAGTAAAGGACGAGATTCAGCGCCGGGAAACGGATTATCACAAAGGCATTGAGCAGTACAAACAATACGCCGGAATCGGTCGAGACATCGAGCGGGTCATTTCCCCGCACATGGAGACTATTCAAAAGTTGGGCGTTCACCCGATTGAGGCAATCGGAACACTGCTTAACGCAGATCATAAATTGCGCCACGGCTCACCAGAGCAAAAGGCGCAGTATTTCGGCCAGTTGGCCCAAGAATACGGCATCGACCTAAAGCAGGTGCAACCACCGGCCCCGGTCGATCCAGCAGTACTGGAACTGCGACAGCAGAACCAGCAGTTACAGCGTTTTCAGCAGTCTGTCATGGAGCAACAAAACCAGCAGGCAATGTCTGAGATTGAAAAATTCAAGGCAAACCCTGAAAACGTGCATTTTGAAAGCGTTAAAGACGATATGGCCCTATTGCTGCAATCCGGCAAAGCCGAATCACTCCAAGACGCTTACGACAAGGCAGTATGGATGCGCCCTGACATCAGGAAATCCCTAGTTGAGCAACAGCGCACCGAAGCCGAGAAAAAGCTAGCCAGCCGAGCCAGAAACCAGCGTGCGCAATCCGCAGCGGTGGGCATTAAAGGCAGCTCGCCTTCAAAAGGTAATTCGTTGAGCCCGGACGCCTCTTTGCGAGACACGCTCCTCGCAGCGGCTGACGGCGACTTGTAATTTCTCAATAAGGATTTTCATCATGGCTTTTGCAAATAGTCAGGTAAGCGACATGATCGCCACCACGATCGCGGCACGATCGAAAAAATTAGCCGACAACTTAACGCATAACAATGCGTTGCTTTTCATGCTTAACAAGCGCGGGAATGTGCGCACTGTCTCCGGCGGTACGCACATCCAGGAAGAAATCATGTACGACGATGGCGACACCACGTCGGGGTCGTACTCTGGTTACGATGTGATCGACATCACGCCAGACTCTCCCATTTCCGGTGCTGAGTTTGACTTTAAGCAGTATGCGCGACCCATCACCATATCTGGCATGGAATTACTGCAAAACTCGGGCAAAGAGCAAATGATTGACTTGCTCGAAGGCCGCATGCGAGTAGCGGAATCAAAGATCAGGAACGATGTTTCTCGCGATCTTTACGGCGATGGCACTGGTAACTCCGGCAAAAACATCACAGGTCTGCTGGCTGCTATTTCTTCGACCCCAACGTCAGGTGTTTATGGCGGGATTGACCGGGCAACCTGGGCTTTTTGGCGCAACCAGGTCATTTCCTGCACGTCGGATGTGGGAGCGGCGATGAGCGCGACAACCATTTTGCCCGGTATGAACAAGCTTGCCTTGGCTACCGCTCGAGGAAATGATCGGGTTGATTTGATTGTTGCCGACAACGATGCTTTCGAGTTTTACCAGGAATCGCTGCAGGCCATCCAGCGCATTACCAATGATTCCGGGCAAGGGTTGGCCGGGGCTGGCTTTACTACGCTCAAATACTACGGTGCTGGATCGAGTGCTGATGTGGTGTTTGACGGTGGTATTGGTGGAAACATGCCTTCTAAAACCATGTATTTCATCAACACCAATTACCTGTTTTTCCGCCCTCACTCCAAGCGCAACTTTGTGCCAATGGGCGGGGATCGTCAATCGGTCAACCAAGACGCTGTTGTCAAGCTGATTGGTTGGGCCGGAAACCTATCTTGCTCGGGCGCCCAATTCCAAGGCACGCTCGTAGACTAAGGAGAAAACCATGGCTTTTACCGATACCCCAAAAATTGGCGTTGACCTTGCGGCCATTGTCAAAGCAGACGACGTACCCACCAAAGGCCACAAGCTTGGTTCTCAAGTTTGGGGCAGTGATGGCAAGCGCTATGTATTTGCAGAAGCTGGCGCAGCCCTTACTGCGAGCCTGGCGACGGTGGATATCAACGCAAGTACGTTCATTGCGGCAGCAACTGGTGGCACGTACACCGCGCCGGCCACTGCAATGGCAACTGGTGACCGAGGCTGGTTCGCCAAAGCATCCGTTTAATCATCCAACCCCAAGGCCCCTTAACCGGGGCCTTTTCTTTTTAGCGGCAATCCCGCAAAGGAAAACAGCATGATCTCTGAAAATGGCTCGCTGGTTGAATTCCACCGTGATGCGGTGCAAAACAACTTTAAGTCCGGCAAAGAAGGCCGACCGGTTTACGACGAATTCGATTTTGTTCGGATTATGACGCCAGGTGATACCCGAACCGTCATTAACCGAAAAGCATCCGATCAAGACAAGCAAAAGTACCCAAAGGCTTGGGAAATTTACGCACGAGGCCTTGAAGAAGTCACTGAAGGCACGCCCTTGACTCAGTGGAACGGCATTAGTCGGTCTCAGGTGAAAGAACTCCAGCATGTGAATGTGCGCACCGTGGAGCAGTTTGCCTCCGTCTCGGACGCCAACATTCAAAAGCTTGGGCCTGGGTACCTTCAGCTTCAAAAGCGCGCGCAACAGTTTCTTGATGCTTCGCAAGGTGAGGCCAAGGCAACGGAAGCGGCACGAGAAAACGAGCGGTTGAAAGAAAAAATGGCGCTCATGCAAGAACAGATGGACGCCATGAAAGCGCAACTTGCCGAAAAAGAGGATGAAGAAAAACCCCGGCGCGGTCGTCCACCCAAAGAGGATTAATCAATGACGCTGCTAGAACTGATCCAAGCGGTAATGGATGAACTTGGCCTACAAAGAGTTTCCGGCGTTGTTGGCAATCAGGAAAACTCTGTTCGCCAGATGCTTTCGTTGTCGCAACGCCTGGGCCGCGACCTTCAAAGGGATTGGGACTGGCAGCGCCTTAACCGCGAACACATTATCACCACCCAGGCGGTCACCAAATCGGTCACGACAACGGAAGGGCTGGCTATTGTCACGATGGCCGATACCACGGGTCTTTCCGTCGATTGGGGCGTGTCTGGCGTGGGCGTTCAGCCATTTTCACAAATCGTCTCGGTTGACTCTGCAACACAGGTTACGCTCAACATGCCTGCGACTGAATCAGGGACAAATACCCTCCAGTTTTCACAGGTCGAGTATCCGCTGCCTGCAGACTGGAAAAAGCAGATCGGACAGACGGAGTGGGATAGAACGAATCGATGGCCGTTGATGGGGCCTCAAACCCCGCAGGCGTGGCAGTCTTTCAAGTCCGGCATTGTTTATGCTGGCCCACGAGAACGGTTCCGGATACTGAATAACAGCATTACCCTGAACCCGCCACCTCCGGCCGGTTTATTACTTGCGTTTGAGTACATATCAAAAAATTGGGTGATTGATTCTGCTGGAACGACAAAACCTGCATTCACGGCAGACACCGACACTTTCGTATATGACGAATCGCTCATGATTTTGGGCGTGAAAACGTTGTTCTTGCAGGCCAAGGGGCTGGATTATGCCTTGGAGGCTTCGCAATTTACCGGCCTTTTGAATCAATGCAAGGCGCAAGACAAGTCTGCGCCAGTTTTATCTGTTTCGGGCCAATCCTCGGGCCGTCTTCTGTCGCTTGACAACGTGCCTGACGGAAATTGGGGCAGGCCGCAATGGTAAGGACTTCGGCAACCACGATTCCGGCGCCCGTTAAGGGCCTGAATGATCGTGATGCGATTGCGGACATGGACCCGCAGTACGCGGTGATTCTAAAGAATTGGTGGCCCGGCCCCAGTAAGGTTGCGGTCAGAAAAGGCTCTTTGACGCACGCAGACGGCATGACGGGCGATGTGGAAAGCATCTTTGAGTACAACCCGCCGTCGGGTATCGTGGAAATGTACGCGGCAGCCAACGGTGATATCTACGATGTGACCAGTAGCGGCACAGTGGGGTCCCCGGTGGTCACAGGCAAATCCAACGACCGCTATCAAGACGTGCCGGTTACGACCCCCGGAGGATCGTACCTTTATCTTTTCAACGGTGAAGATAAGCCACTTTTATATGACGGTTCGACCTGGATAGAAATAGACGGCTCCAGCACGCCAAGCATTACCGGCATTGCCGACACTTCTTTGATTGTTGACGGGCTGGTTTTTAAAGGGCGCATGTACCTCGTTGAGAAAAACTCAATGAACCTGTGGTATTTGCCTGTGGCTTCAATTGGCGGCGCTGCTTCTGCGATCGACATGGGGCAGATATTCCAACGCG